CCCTTACGGATTGGATCGCTGCAGCTGCAACCGCCGCTAACGCAGCTGCCGCCGGCGCCGCCGCCCGCGACAATGCAACTACTGCCGTTCTAGCACCAGTTGAAGCTCTGCCTAAACCTACAAGTGATTTCTGTGTCCGGACGTTAGCCTCCGCAGACTTCCTACTGTTTCTAGCCTGGACACCTTGCGATTTACCTAGATTGTCTACTTTGCGTGAAGTAGTGTCTAACTTTCTGTTAGCGTCGCTTGCGTCAGCACGTATAGAAAATCTAAGCTGGTTTGTTCTTGGCACGATCTCTTTCCTGCTTTATTCTCTCTGCGTCTTCCTGGACAACCATAGCCTCTGCGTACTGAAACAATCGCATCTCATAGTCGTTAAGCTCTACTCCGCTCTTACGCTCTACTGTCTCTAGTGCTGGGTAGTTCATACCTGTACGCATACCTGAATAGTCGTTGCTTAGCCACTGCGACTGCATCCGCTGAAACACTGTGAGCGCGTTGTAAGTCTCTTCGTCCAACTCGAAAGTTCGACTACTCGCACGTTTTAATGTGCCGTCTCGCGCCCTTTGCATCAACTCCTCCTGGTCCATGGGTGCGTACCCGGCCAGAATGAGCGCTACTTTTTTATAGCGTCTACAGACTGGCCGCCGCGTAGCGTTGCATCCTGATAGCCTTCACGTACAGCGTTAGCAATTACGCTCCAATCGAGTAGAGAGTNGATGATCTGATCCTGTGTACTGGCNCCCTCAATATCAACGTGATCTTCGTTCACACTAACGACCACGTTCAAAAGCAACTCCTTATTGAAGTTAAACCTAACAGTCTCATCATCCGGCAAGTCTTGCATCACGTTTGAGAGTTTTATCGAGCACCGCGCCATATTCCTCGGTGTTTAACCTCTTGAAACGAAACTCAATCGTCTGCTCTTCTACGCTACCATCAGAATTCACCCAGTCAAACTTAACGTCCCAGTTGAATTCGTCCGATTTTTTTAATACTAAAGGTCCTGCCACTCTGCATCCTCGTTGTTGGTTATAGTGTGCGTATTTCTATATCGTCATCGCCGTCTCTAGGAATAAACCTAAGCGGTATATTCAACATATATCGCCCTGCGTTGTCTTCCACTGTCGGCGAAGCTAGAGATACGTTAGGAGCGAAAATTGTGGTCTTGTTTCCAGCTTTATTGCCGTGTTCCACGTAAAGTCCGCCCTTGGTTAAATCCTTAATTCGAGTAAACCAGTCAAATACGTCAACCTCCGGCATCTCAATCAAGATATTACCTGATACCGAACGGTTGTTAAGCTCGATACTTTCTGCACCTGGTTCGTCAATTCGCACAATCTCATTACCAAGATCGAAGTTCAGAGTATTCATTACGACTCTTTGTCCGTGCAATACTGCGTTTGGTGTGTCTCGATTAGTAACACCCTGTGGAGTTACATAGTTTCCGTATGCGAAAGGAAGTCCTTTAGTACGAACTGGATCCTCATAAAACCCTTGATACGTGAACGCATACTGGGGTAATGCACCTGCAACGAAAGCACATGACATATTTCCACGTGCAGACTTGATAACGTGCTGGTTTCCGTCCAGGTTAGNGTCAATCCATATAGTCTTAGGATCGTCTGAATTAGGCCTGTATACGTAGGAATTTGAGTATTCGTGCCAGTATCTGCGTCCGCCAGCTGTATCGGGTGCATTTTCAGCGGCAGTAGTATGAGCAGNGTGCGCTCGATATACCTTGGTTGTGCGAACGACTAGATCTCCTGTTCGACGATTTTCCGCCGCCGCCCAGTCTTCTACCTCTTTCCAAAAGTCAGCACTACTAGCACCGCTCGAAGGCTGGTTATTAGAATCACCCGTATTAGGAGCGATAGCCTCATAATGAGTTCCTCCGTCAGTTACCACACTTCCAGTAGCGTATGCAGTTCCAGTTGCCCAGTCCTCAACGCTTAGTGCGAAACCGCTAAAACCAACACCCTGAATAACAGAGTCGTAAGCTGGCTGTACAGTAGGATCAGATCCGCCTCTACCTGCCATATACACTCCAAAGGTACAGCTAACACCATTACCGATAGAAACCTGCTCTACCGCACCCAGTGTTGACCTATCGACCGCTAGATCGACTACGTTNGCTTCAATCGGAGTAATGTCAAAACCGATAGTCTGAATTGCGTCATCTGCCGTGACGGTTGGATCAGTGCCTGGNGTTGCTTCAACCTTAGCGCCGATACCTTTNTTTGCGAATTTAAGTGCCACTATGCACCTCCTAAAATGTGTCTGTTTCTACGTCTGTTGCTAGAGTCACGTAGTCAACCTGATAAGACAAAACGCCAACCTGCGTCTGTGTGCTATCGTTAGTGTGCTCTAGCGTAAATCCTAAAAGTTGAACGTCATCTACCAGTCCGTCTAGGTCTACACCAGCTTCCGCTACTGCCTCTTCTACGAGTTGACTTAGTTCGTGAACCAAGAATCTGTTCGTTTGTTCTGCGTTGGCTACCGCTATCTCAATCTCTAACACGAGCGACCTTTGATAGTAAATCGGTGTGTTTACGTCATCTGCTCGCTTGGTTATCTGCTCTTCGTTTATGTATACGCTAAACAGTCCGTCCTTGCTAGCCTCAATCGGCTTCATACTCTTTGGAAGCTGGTTTGGACGTATCTCTTCTAAGATCGCCTCAAAAGCCTCTGCTACTTTCTGTCTTATGTGCATGGCAGATTTACCGCAATATTGCCATTGGTATGTACATCATTACCTAGTTGCTCCAACTATCGAGCGAACAAATCTACTTGCACTACCTCTTTTCTTACTTGCAAACTGCGTGTACAGTCTCTCTCGCCAGTAGTTATATCGTGAGTCAAAAGTATCATCCGCTATACCTCGATTACGTTCCCAGGCAGTCTCTGCATTGTCAATAAAGTCAATACCAACCTCTTCAATCGGATACGGTTCAGATCCAACTCGCCTAGCAACATAACCAACCTTCTTACGGCTATCATCACTGGGACGTAGGAACGCGTTCGGAAATTGATAACCAGCAAGTAGCACACCCTTGCCCCTCCTAAATCTCACGTTCTTTCCTCGACCAGCTGGTAGCGTGTACCGAGTACCTAGACTCATGTTTGCTACCCATTCAGATCGTTGACCTCTGATCTTGCTTAAGAATGTTCTCTTGCCAAACCTCTCTCTAACTGGTTTCACTGGAAAATTCACGTCATTAGCCACGTTTCTAATCATCTGTGTTTTGACTTTGTTCAGCGAGTCCCTGGAAGCGCGGCCCATAGCAACGCCCTCAATGTCTCCGTACCGCCTCATATCGTGAGCGAAACCTCTGATCTCTCGAAGACTTGCTTGTGGAATAGAAACACTAATCGGCATCTTGGTTTACATCCTTTGAAAGCTCAAACTCATACTCGCCATCGTCTATTGCACGTGCCCACGTGCCGACTATCCAGTATGTGTCCTGGTCCACGTTCCAAACCCTTGCACCTTTAACAAACAACTCCGGATCGTAGTCTTCGGCACTAATGTTCATCTGCACATTCTCGCTGATGTATTTCTCTGTCAAATTCGTATAGTCAGTAAGGCGGCGGTAGTACGCTTTGATACGTCTACCGCCTATTTCTGTCTCATCACCCAACTGCCGTAGGATGATCGAGTTCATTCGAGCTAAGCTACGCACTCTATGCGTGGATAGCCTGTGTTTGTACTGTCACTAGAACGTCTACAGNGTCATCTGCCGATGCTTTCGCTTCCATAGCCTTACCAAAGTTGTCAATATCACCCGCTGTAGCAGCTGAAGACTTGATAACTCTCGACAAAGATACGTCCCAGGCAAGTGCCTCACCTTGAGCAAAAGCAACTCCGGTCCGTGCTGGCAACCGCCAAACACCCTCGATAGCAACCGTACCAGTAGATCCTGTGGCAATATCAGCAACTGCAACACCTGCCAACGTTCCTTGAACAACCACATCGTTTGATTCAACATCCGCGGTCGCTGTGTGATTGAAGCTAGCGCCATATCTTGAATATGTAGTAGCCATTCTTATGCACCTCCTCTATAAATTCCTTTGTAATCAAGTGCAGAAACACCAACATCCGCCCTGATCCGATAAAACATTCCGTCCCTACCTGCTACTTCGTAGGTTTCCATATACGGTTCTTCACGTCCGTCCAGGAAGCCGATAGCCAACGTGTCATAAACGTTAGGATTAGCAAGCATGTACCAACGTGTTCCACTAACTGCGTCCAATCGAGCATCGCTAATAACAGTCAATCCGGTCGGTACAGTGTTTGGAACAGTTGCATCNCTNTCTGCCAGCGTTTCTCCTACGTGNGTCTGTGAGTTCAAAACAGTTCTTACCTTTCGTTCCAAACCAACTGGACAATACAGAATACTNGGCATCGCCTCTACAGTCACATCGCCCTCACCCTTTTGAGTTCGCATGGCAACCGCCGCGTCATCAAAACTATCAGTGCTAGGAGCGTCGGTACTGGTGTTGTTCCTCGAAGCGTGGAATATTGACTGTCCGTCTCTTGCAAGAGTAGCATCGCCAGTAAGCAAACCAGCGACCATGTTTCCGTACATTCTCGAAACTGCCATACCCATCTTTCTAGGTACTTCCGTCAACGCATTTAGATCATCGTTGATAATCGCCTCACGTGAAATACCAAACTGCTTTCCGTAAGTGGCGATAGCCAGTCTCTCGTTGAACTCTTGCAGAGTACCAAACTTGTACTCGCCCTGTTCGTCGACCTTCTCGAGTTCTGAAAACGCACCAAGTCCCAGCATCTTCAACTCTTTGAAGTCTTGTAGCGAAACACTACGTGCTAGCTCTCTGTGATGAGATGCAAGCTCCATATAGCCTTGAAGCATTGACTTTCGAGCTGAATCTTCCAGGATCTTGCGAAAATCGCCCGTGCCGTGCTGAAAAGCAGCTCCAACAATTGCAATTCGATCACCTAGCGGAGTAATACTCTTCATTTGTAGAGAGTATCGAGCAATCTCCATAAGACTCATAGACTGGAACTTGTGCCGTTCTTTAGCGAATTTAGAGTCAGACTTAACCTCTCCTACCTTCATCTTCGCTAATATCGCCTCTGTAGCTCCACCTACGTAGCTTTCTACCCAGTTAGCGGTAGTTTCTACCCTGGGAACCTTGGCAAGTTCCGTAGCCTCTTTGCTACTTTCCTTACCAAGACTGTCAAGCAACTTGACCTTTGCCTGGTCCACTGTGATATTCGTGTCTGCCACACACTCAAACATAAGGTCATCATGCCCTTCGTGTGCTGAAAACACTTCACGGATCGCAAGTACCCGCGTCTTGTTAGCAGCAGAATCAAACACCTGCTCTGCCTGCTTTTCTTTAGGTTCGGTCTCTTTCATCTCAACCGTACCTTTGTTTTCATCTTCAAGTTTGGTCGCTTCCGCTTCCGTTTGCTTGTCCGCCATAGTTTCCTCTTTGTCGGGATCCGCGTTAATAATCACATCCACGAAACCAGCCTCTAGTGCCTCTTCCGCGGTGTAGTAAGTCTCTGCGTCCATAGCTGCACGCACATCGTCTTCGGTCATACCAGTACGTTCAACATAGACTGCGATAGCCATGTTGCTGATCTGATCGACCAAATCTGCCTGTTTGCGTAGCTCTGCCGCTGTGCCGTAAATGCCCGTTATAGGTTGGTGTATCATCACTGTGGAAGCTGGGTATGCTTCAACTACGGAGCAAGAACACATGATCACGCTAGCCATACTACCTGCCATGCCCTCAACAATAGCAGTGTTCTTACCAGCGCGTGCTTTTAGTTTGTTATAGATAGCAAAGCCCTCAAAGACTTCGCCCCCGCCGGAATGAATATGTACCGTTAAATCCTCTTCGGTCGGTATATCCGCCAGCGCTTGTACCACTCTCTGATAGGTTAAGTCCCAGCCTACCTCACCATATAGGTAAAGGTGGTTGGTAGACTCGCCCTGTAGCGATACCTGCTTATAGAGAGATAACGAGCCCTCTTTGCCCGCTATTAACTTTTTTTGCAAACTTATGCACCTTGTTGAACCTCATCATCCTCGTTAGATGTTGGTGCTGTTGCTTGCTCTGCTTCCATCGGAGCTCCGTAAAATTCCTTTTCAGCTTCCTGCTGTCGCTGAATTTCACGTATATCACGCCCTCTTTGTTGAGCTATGTACTCTCTGCTTTCTAGTTGGTAGTCTATCAAAACTTGGTACGCCTTTGCTTCTTTAGCTGGATCAATCCAGGGAGTTGCAGGTGGTACAAAGTTTGGATAGTAAACCGACCGCTTCGTTGCAGAANCTGGAATTGTAAATAAACCAGCCATCTCTGTTGCTTTTACGAAACGACTCCATTTAGCCATCTCTACGTTTTGAATATATCGGCGCCAGTGTTGCAGCTGTATTCCTCTCATCTCAACCATTTCCTGGCGTTGACTTGAGTACGTNCCNTCATAACTNCGTGCCATNTTAGAGTAGCTTACAACTCCGAGCGTCCCAGCTATTCCTCTCTGCAAACTCTTACGGAACTCCATGTGCTCCGTNCTTGGGCGACTACTCTCTAAGACTTCCATTCTCTCACCTTGCCCTAGATCGTCAATTACAGCTCCAGGTGAAAACTCAATGTCCCTCACGTCATCGTCTTCTATATCAGTCGACGCTTCGAACTCTGTCTCTGAACCTTTAGTGATAACCAGTGCCATTGTCGACGCAACTTTAGCCGCTACTTTCTCTGCGTAGTCAATTGCATCTATGTCGTTTATGTCATCAATGATTGAAGCAAACGCAGAAACTCCGCGCTTTTGTCCAATTCGCACTCGATTCATGTAGTGAGATATTTTCTCTGCTTCTATTTCAATCACGTCATCGCCATT